AGCTTTAAATCAATGAACCCGGACCAGATCCGGGCCGCACTTTCGATCCAGTCGAGCAGGCAACAACTCGCCGCCGCGTATGGCACCAAGCGAGTTAAGCCGATTCGACTGATCACACCGCCCGGCGTTCCGGGAACCTTGACCGCCGCGCAGCGCGGCATCCCTCTCATTTTCCCCGGAGAACCGAAGTGAAGACTTACGCAGAACAGATCCGCGACTTGGAGGCCACCCGCGCCGCCAAGGCCGCCCGCATGCAGGAAGTCCTGCAGAAATCCATGGACGAGGGCCGCTCGTCCGACGTGTCCGAGCAGGAGGAGTTCGACTCCCTCGACGGCGAGATCAAGCAGCTCGACGGCGACCTCGTGCGCCTCAAGAGGCTTGAATCGCTGGCCGTGCAGAAGGGCCGCACCGTGGTCCAGGGCGACGAGCCCAGCAAGGCCGGCGCCCAGCGTGGCCCGACGATCATCGTCCAGTCGAAGGACAAGGACGAGAAGTTCCAGGGTCAGAATTACACCCGCATGGTGATCGCCCGCGCGCTCGCCCACATGGAAGGCATCGGCGGCCGTAGCCCGGCGCAGATCGCCGAAGCCCGTTGGGGCAAGACGAACCCGACGCTGGTCAACGTCATCAAGGCCGGCGTGGCCGGTGGTGGCAGCGATGCGGGCGAGTGGGGCGCCGAACTGGTGACGGCGGACAACCGCTACACCGGCGACTTCATCGAGTACCTGTACGGCAAGACGCTGTTCGACCAGCTTCCGTTGAAGGAAGTCCCGGCCAACGTCACGATCAAGGGCCAGGACGGTGCGTCGTCCGCGTTCTGGGTCGGCCAGTCCAAGGGCATCCCGGTCACCAATGCCGACTTCAGCACGGTCTCTCTGACCCCGCTGAAGGTGGCGGCGATCGCGACCATGTCCAAGGAACTCGTGCGTGACTCGAGCCCGGCGGCCGAAGCGCTGGTGCGTGATGCGCTGGTGCAGGCGTCGTCGCAGAAGGTCGACTCGACCTTCTTCTCGACTGCAGCGGCCTCGGCCGGTGTGTCGCCGGCGGGTATCCTGAACGGCGTCGCGGGCCACAACTCGCACGGCACGTCGATCGACGGCGTGATCGCCGACGTTCGGCTGCTGTACGAAATCTTCCAGGGGTACAAGAATGCCTCTGGTCTGGCGATCGTGACGACTCCGAGCATGGCGAAGGCGCTGAGCCTGATGCAGAACGCCCTCGGTCAGTTCGCGTTCCCTGGCGTTTCGCAGATGGGCGGCACGCTCCTCGGCGACACGGTCTACACGGGCGACAACGTGACCTCGGGTCACTTCATCCTGCTGAAGCCGAGCGACATCTATCGCATCGGCGACACGGGCGTTTCGGTGTCCGTCACGGACGTCGCGACGATCGAGCAGGATTCGGCGCCGGCTGGCGCGGGCGATGTGCCGACGGCGGCCTCGGCCACGCTCATGTCGATGTGGCAGACCGAGTCGATCGGCGTGAAGGTGGTCCGCTCGGTGAACTTCGCCAAGCGGCGCTCGCACGCGGTGCAGTACATCGACAACGCCGATTACGGCGCTGCGACGACCGGCACCTGATCGAAGTCCGACTGGGGTAACCCAAGGAGCCCGGCCCCGAAAGGGGCCGGGTTTTTAAATGCCGAAAATGATCGCTCGAAAATCGTTCCGCTACGCTGGGCGCAGCTTGGCTGCCGGCGAGGAATTCTCAGCCACCACCGCAGACGCGCGAGTTCTGGCCGCCACTGGCCACGCGCAGGTCGAGGCTGTGGCCGAACCGATCTCCCGCCGTCGCTATCGTCGGCGTGACATGCAGGCCGCCTCGTGAGGATTGCCACGCGCACCGCATCGATGCTGCGCAAGGCTGCGCAGTACCTGTCGCCGGTCAGTTTGTTTTCGTTCGGCCATTGGACCACCGTGGCCGAGACGACAACGGGAAGCTGGCAGCAAGATACCACGGTCAATCAGGCCACCGTTAGTGCAAACTGGGCTGTTTTTGCGTGCGTGACGCTGATCGCGGGCGACATCGCCAAGATGCCCGCGCGCGTCATGAAGTATTCCAAGGTCATGAAGATTTGGGAGCCGACCGACCCGCCGTACCGGCGCGTCCTGCGGAACCCGAACCGCTACCAGCCCCGCATTGAGTTCCTGCAAAACTGGGTGCTTTCCCTGTTGCTGTCTGGAAACACCTACATTCTCAAGCAGCGCGACCGTGATGGGAAGATTGTCGCGCTGTACATCCTCGACCCGCAGCGCGTCACGCCGCTGGTGAGTGAAGACGGCGGCGTTTACTACCAGTTGCAGGAAGATACGCTCGCCCAGGTGGGTGAAACCCTGACCGTACCTGCGTCGGAAATCATCCACGACCGCATGTACACGCCGTGGCACCCTCTGATCGGTGTCTCGCCGATCTATGCCTGCGGCGTTGCGGCGATGCAGGGTTCCTACATCCAGCAGAACTCGGCCGCATTCTTTAAGAACATGAGCCGGCCCGGTGGTGTATTGACTGCCCCGGGCACGATCCCGCCGGAAACCGCCACCCGCATCAAGGAACAGTGGCAGGCCAACTACACCGGCGACAACGCCGGCAAGGTTGCAGTGCTCGGTGATGGCCTCGAGTACAAGTCTGCAGTCGTGAATGCGACCGACGCGCAGTTGATCGAGCAGTTGAAGTTCACCGGCGAGATGATTTGCGCCTGTTTCCACGTCCCGCCGTACAAACTGGGCCTCGGCGCCATGCCGACGGTGAACAATACGTCTGCGCTGAACCAGCAGTATTACGATCAGGCGCTGCAGCCGATCGTCGAGAAGATGGAGCTTCGTCTAGACGACGGCCTTGAACTGACCGAAGGGTTTGAAACCTGGCTCGACGAGACAGTCTTGGTACGCATGGACCCGTCGACCCGGATGGAAGCGAACAACAAGGCCATCGCCGGCGGCTGGCTGGCGCCGAACGAAGCCCGCCGCGGTGAGAACTTCGCCCCGGTCCCGGGCGGCGAGACGCCCTACTTGCAACAGCAGAACTTCTCGCTGGCCGCGCTGGCTAAGCGTGACGCGGGCGACGACCCGTTCGGCACCGCGAAGGCGCCGGAACCGAGCATGGCACCGGCTGAGCCTGAACCGGAAGACGAGGAATCGAGCGACGAGGAAGTATCCCGCCGCTTTGAAGCGCTGTCCAAAGCGCTGATCGATCGCTTCGAGCGAGAGTCGGTGGCGGCATGAGCCGTGACGGCCTCGACGGCCGCCGCGGACTGCCCGGGCCAGAAGGTCCGCCGGGACAGGACGGCAAGCCCGGCCCGAAGGGCGACAGGGGCGACATTGGCCCGCAGGGGCCACCAGGACTCGCTGGGCCGCAAGGCGAGCCGGGCCTGCAGGGTGAGCCGGGACAGAAGGGCGACCGCGGCGACAGTGGCCTCCAGGGGCCGCCAGGCGCCAAGGGCGAACCCGGTGACGACGGCAGGTCGATTCTGTACGGCGCCCGCCCGCCACGGACCAGCGATGGCCGCGACGGCGAGTTCTGGATCGACACGCGCGCGAAGGAACTGTACGGCCCCAAGGCGTTCGGCACTTGGCCCGAGGGCGTCAGCCTCATCGGTCCCGAGGGGCCGGAAGGTCCGAAAGGCGAAAAGGGCGACAAGGGCGAACGCGGTGAACGTGGCGAGCCTGGTCCGTCCGGCTATGCCGGCCCCGGTCTGTCGCCGCAGTCGGCGCAGACGATCGTGGCTGCCGGCTCGAAGTCCTACGCATTCTTTTTGGGGCAATGATGGCAACGGTTCACGGAATGCTGGGGCAGTCGGCGCCGGGCGCGACCACGCTGACAGCGGCTTACACGGTCCCGGTCGGCAAGCGTGCGACGGTTCGCGTGCTGGTCTGCAACCGCTCGAGCGCGGACACGTTCCGAATTGCCGCATCGCCCGGTGGCGCGTCGATCGCTGACGAGCATTACGTCGCCTACGGGCAAGTGATTGCAGCAAACGACTCTGTTTCATCGGTGGCTTTCACTGTAAGCGCCGGCGATATCGTGCGCGTGTATTCAACCAATGGAGCGCTGAGCTTCAGCGTGACAGGAATCGAGGAAGACAACTGATGGCCAACATAGTTTTTAACATCGCCAAGGGCCGCGTCGCGGAACTTTACGATCGCGTCGACAACAATGACGGCGCGAACGCGGCGATCATCCTTGTTCCGATCGAGACTTCGGGCCTCGAGTCCGACGCGACACTCATCGACGTCGACACGTTGACGGCGCTGCTCGCGGGTGCCACCAACGAGCAGACGACGATGGGCCGCAAGACCCTCACGGACGCAGACCTGGCCGCCGGCTCGCCCACTGATGCCTCGGACTACAACGGCCGTTCACTGCCGACCGTGACATGGACCGGCGCCACGGGCAACGCGATCAGCAAGATTGCGGTGTGCTACGACGCCGACACCACTTCAGGCACCGACGCGAACATCGTCCCGCTCACGATGTTCGACTTTGCCATCACGCCGGATGGCTCGGACGTGCAGATGACCGGCGGCGAGTTCTTCCGGGCGACCTGATGCTGGTTAACCCACATCCCCACCTTTCCTACGTCGCATCCAATGCGTCGGTGCCGGGGATTTCCTTAGCGAACGTGTCGGGAACGCTGGTCACCAGCAGCGCGTCCGCGAACACCTACGGCACGTGGACGCAGATTCACGCTGGGCTGACCTACGCGGCAGACTTCGTGATCTTCCGGGTGGCGGGCACCCGAACGTCGGCTGATGCGATTGCTGCGTCAACGTTGAACGGCTACGCCGACATCGGCATCGGGCCGGATTCGAGCAACGTCACGGTCATCGCTGAAAAGCTCAGTTGCAGCAACTCCTCGGGCATGGGGTCTGTGTGGTATCTGCCCCTGAGAATCCCCCCCGATACGCCGGTCTGGTGCAGGAGACAGTGCACGGCAGGCAGTGCGAAGGGCTATGTGTTCGCAGCCTTCCACGGCGGCAACATGAACCCAGGCACGATGCCGTCCTGCTCACGCATTGTGGCGCTAGGCGCTACAACGGCGACGACGGTGGGGACAACCCTGACTCCCGGCGCGTCGAACGCTGAAGGCGCGTGGACTCAGATTGTCGCCTCCACGACTGATGACTACGCGGGCGTGATGCTCTCGCACCTGTTCAACGTGGATACCACATTGACCGCCGACCTTGTGGGGTGCGGCGACGTAGGGGTGGGCGGTTCTGGTTCGGAAAAAGTCGTGGGCGAGAACATCACGTATTCGATCCTCGCCAACGCCAACGAAACGCGAAACTCGTTCCACATGCCGACGTTTATCGGCATCGCTGCCGGTTCACGCATTGCCGCAAGGTGGTCCGGCTCTCTTGCTGCGGACGGCACGAACTCAATTATCGTTTACGGGCTGGTGCATTAATGGCGATCACAGAACACGCGAGCGGCACCCGCACGGCAGGCACGCCGCCGGAAGCGTCGTTCACTGCGTTGGGGACGGGCGGCGACACGACCGATGGCGTGTTCCAGTTCTTCATCGACTGCAACAACCTGGCGAACGGCGACACCATCGAAATCCAGTTGCTCGAAAAGGTGCTATCCAGCGGCACGGCGCGGATCGTGTTCGAGGCAACCGTCTCGAACGTCCAAGACGAGCCGATATGGGCATCGCCTGCGCTGACCCTGCTGCACGGCTGGACCTTGCAGATGCGGCAGACGCTGGGGACTGCTCGGACCTACGACTGGTCGCAACGCAAGATCGCATAAATGGCGATCTGGGGCGGTTATAGCCCGCTTCCGGCTGGGGCCGCCAGTGGCGTTTCGGTGCTGTCCGGCAACACCGGGCTTGCGACGGAAACCGACCTAGCCTCGAGCCTCGCGCGGGTTAAGTTTAAGGCAGTTGGACTTGCGACAGAATCATCGTCGGCTTCTGCGCTTGTCGCAGCCAAGGCGGCGCAGGCTGGGCTCGCGACTGAAGCAAATTCCGCGTCTGCGCTTTCTCACGTATGGGCGCGAGCTGCAGGCGTTTCGACTGAAGCCGACACGAGTTCAAATTTAGCTCGCGTCAAGTCTAGCGCGGCAGGGCTGGCGACCGAGACTGATGCCGCCTCGGCGCTTGGATTTTCGGTCGTTCGTTCTGTCGGCCTAGCCGCAGAGACCGACACCGCATCTGCGCTTAGTGGCATCAAGGTACGCGCGGCTGGACTTGCGACTGAAACTGAAACGGCAGCAGCTCTCGCCGCTGAAAAAATACGGGCGTGCGGCACGGCGATCGAGGCGGACAGCGCTTCGGCGCTTAATCGAGCCAAGTTCAAGTTAGTTGCGAGAGCCGACGAAACGGATTCCGGTTCGGCGCTGTCGTCTGCCAAGGTGCACGCGGCCGGATTGGCGACCGAGACCGACGCGACCTATGCGCTGGCCAGAGTCAAGATTCGCCCCCTGGGTCGTTCGGATGAGTCCGACGAGGCCATCGCGCTTGATCCCGCATTGGGGATTCGTGAGCCGGTCGGCCGCGCGGACGAAACCAGCGCTGCCTATTCCTTCGGCGCGGTCAAGATTCGTCCGGTAGGAATTGCGATAAGCGGAACTCTGACAGGCGGCACCGGCCGGCGTCAGTGGCGAGGGTTTATGGAGTCAACTTTCCAATGATCGACATATCGGAAGTAATAAGGCCCGACATTCATGTCTGAGATCAACGCCGCCGCCGATGCCATCTTCGAATCGGTCAAGGGCTTTGTCGCCTCTCAACTTGCAACGCTGCACGACGAGATCGGCGACGTCGAGCGTCGCTGGGCTGAAAAATATGCCGACCTCGAGAATCGCTTCAACGCTCTACAGGTCAAGGGTGACCCGGGCGAGCCGGGCATCATGGGTCCGCCGGGGCCGAACGGTGAACCCGGCGCCGAGGGTCCGCAGGGGCTTCAGGGCGAGCGTGGACTTGCTGGTGAACAAGGTCCGCAGGGTCTGCCAGGCATCCCGGGCGAGCGCGGCGAGAAGGGTATCGACGGTCGCGACGGCCGCGAGGGCGAGCCTGGACGCGATGCGGTGCAGATCGACGTGATGGCGGCGATCGACCCCGAACGCAGATACCCGCGCGGCATGTACGCCGCGCACGCGGGCGGGCTGGTGCGCAGTTTCCGCGCGACCGATCCGCTGGGCGACAACCTCGACGCCTGCGGCTGGCATGTCGTGGTGAACGGAATCGGCGACATCGCCATCGACCAGATCGATGAACGGTCGTTCGCAGTTCGCACCACCACCACCGACGGCGTGCAGGTCACTCGCCAGTTGACCATCCCGGCCGTGCTCGACCGAGGCGTATTCCGCGAGGGGTCGGAGTACGCGAAGGGCGACGGCGTGACCTTCGGCGGTTCGTTCTGGATCGCGCAAAAGGACGCGCCCGAGGGCAAGCCCGGTACGAGTCCTGACTGGCGGCTGGCGGTCAAGAAAGGCCGTGACGGGGCCGACCGATGACCAAGCTCGTTACTCTGGCGCAGGCCAAGCAGCGCATTCGCCTCGATCACACTCTCGACGACGCTGACATCAACCTGATGATCGATGCCGCGTCCGGGGCGGTCCTGCAGTACATCGGCGACACTCAATACCAGTTTCTGGATACGGGCGGCGATCTTGTCGACCTTGACCCCGCCACCGAGCAGGCGGCGATTCGCGCGCTGCACGTCGTCAAGCAGGCGACCCTGGTCCTGATCACGGACTGGGACAAAAACCGCGACGGCGTCAACAGTGCGATCGTCGACCCGAAGTGGGGTTATGGATACCTCCCGCGCCCCGTGGTGGCGATTCTCTACCCGTTGCGTGACCCGACGATTGCATGACGACGGCGTGGAGCGTCGAGCCCGAATGGAAGGGTGAGACGGCGGCGATTCTGGCATCGGGTCCGAGCATGACTCGGGCGCAGGCCGAGGCCGTGAAAGGTCGATGCCGGGTGATCGCGGTCAACAATCAAGGCATTGATACCGAGAGTGACGGCGAGGTGGTGCCGGCTTTCGCGCCGTGGGCGGACATCCTGTTCGCAGCGGACGCAAAGTGGTGGCGCTGCTATCACAAGCAGGCATTGAAGTTCGCCGGTCGCAAGGTGACGGTGCGCGCGACGCTGCCGTGGCCAGAAGTCTACTCGCTGGTGCAGTCCATCGAATACGCCAGCTTTGACCCGCGGCCGACGCATCTAGTCAGCGGCGGTAACTCTGGATACATGGCAGTCCACCTGGCCATGCATCTCGGGGCCAAGCGGATTCTGCTGATTGGCTTCGACATGAAGGACGGACGATTACGCCGCCGGCACTGGTTCGGGAACCATCCCGGCCGGCTGAATTCGCGCGGCAATTACAACGGCTGGAACCGGGCTTTTGAAAAGCTGGCCAAGGTGCTCCCAGACATGGGCGTCGAGGTCATCAACTGCACGCCGGATTCGGCGTTGCGGTGTTTCCGTCGATCATCGCTGGAGGATGCTTTAAGTGGCGCTTGATGCAGGCAGACTTCGGCACGTCGTCGACATTGAAGCGCGCGACGAGGAACAGGACGCTACCACGGGCGGCGTGACGACAACCTGGTATCCGCTATTCACCGATGTACGCGCTGCGATCGTGCCGTTATCGGTGCGCGAGGCGCTGGCCGCCGCGAAAGAGGAAGCCAACGTCTCTGCACGCATCGTGATCCGATTCAGACCGGGCCTTGATGCAACTCAGCGGATTGTTCACGGCACGAAGTGCTGCAGCGCGTACCTGTCGACGCCGGAATACTGGAACCCGCAGGGGTTTCTACGCGACATGGACACCGGCCTCGAGTACGTGACCATCCCCTGCAGCCTTGAAGATGACGGCGAATAACGTGATCCGCATGCTTTGCGCGCTGCTTATAGCCGCGACCTTATCCGGCTGTGCGACCATGAATCAGACCGACCCGCAAAAGCTGCGGCTCGCATTTCATGGCATGAACATTGCCGACGCTGGAACAACGATGGCCCGCGACCCGGCGTGCATGAGCGAGGGCAATCCTTTGCTGGGCGACGATCCCTCGGATGGGCAGGTGGCCGCACTTGCTCTGGCTCACGCTGCGATCTATGAGGGGCTGTTTTGGTGGGTGCGGGAGTACCGGCCCAATGAACAGCAGGCTTTTGGATGGGCGTTCCTGATCGTCAAGTCGCTTGGGGTCGGTTGGAACGTCAGCCAGTTGGCGAAGGGCTGCGATTGATGTCGGTGTTTGCTGGAAAGTCGGTGCTCGTGACGGGCGCCGGGGGTTCGATCGGCTCGCAACTGTGCGAGGTGGTCGCCAAGCAGGGCGCCAGCAAGCTCACGCTGGTGAGCCTGACGGAAAATGGCCTTTACAACATCGACCGCCACCTTCGGGGACGCTACGGCAGCCGGCTCGAAATCCGGCCGGTGCTCGG